TGTTTGATCAGTATTGGCGATAGTTTGATAACGCCAACGGAGAAGTGCAGCAGGTGGCTGTCCAGGGAGGCTTCGGCCTGTTGTAGTGTCCAGACCGTATCGGGCGTCACCTCGGGGCCGGTGCTGCCGTAGCCAATCGTCCAAGGATGACCGCCTGTACCCGGATCGGGATAGGCTTTGCAGTCACCGTTCGGCAGGCGCTTGGCGTAACCCTCAAAGGGCTTGCACAGCGCCTCCCGTGCGATACGGATGGCTTCCGTGGTCACTTCTGGTACTTCTCAATGCTTCTTCCAACGAACCAGAACGTCAGGCACATATTGAGCATGGCGAAGTCATCTGCGTCCCACACACGGGTCATCACCTCAGACCAGTGCCCGCCAGTCTGGAACGCCATGTAGATCGCAGCCGCCTTGACCGTGGCGTACATGAAGAACAGCGCCCAAGTGATGCCGGGACGGACAAGGGCGGAGATCGCTGCCACAAACCATCCGGCTTCCTTGGCGGTCTGGGCCTGCTCCTTGAATGCTTCCTTGATGGCATCGAGTTGGTTGACGCTGTAGTCAACGTACTTCTCTTCCATCTTGAACTGGCCACGCATCTTCTCCAGATCGGTCTGAAGCGTGAACATTGACAGTTCATGCTTGCGCTCGTTGCCCTTGTCCATGAACTTCAGGACTTCCGGGGCAAGCCGGAACAGACCACCGAAGATGCTGCCCAGTAGGCCACCACTCAGGATTTCAAACATTACTTGTTCCCCTTCAAGAACTTCTCGCGCTCTTCAAGAAGTTTGACCTTGACCTGAAGGTCATTGATGTCCTTGTAGATTTGTTCCTTCATGATGGCGCGGCGTTCGGCACTGATCGGGCTGTCGGTCGGGACGCCTTCCTTGGTGATAAGCGCGGGCATCTGCCCTTCAATCTTGGTCAGACGTTCAGAGAAGGATGCAACCTGCCCCAGTAGCCATGCGAGTGCAGCCACCACGATGGGGATGACTGCCTTGAGTACGTCTGACCATGCCATGATCAGGCGGGCTGCTCAGGCCACTGGATGTTGAACGGGAATCCTGCTTGAGCAGGCACATCCCGAAGGGCTTGCCGGTACACAGCCCATGCGGCTTTATCCACAGAGGCGTCCGAGAGTTGTGTCCAATCAGAGGCGGTCAGCAACTGGTTACGCATGTAACGCATCTCAGCCCTTTTGGCGTAGCGCACCTGGGCTTTATCTGCATCTGTCAGTGGCAACAGAGTCTGGCGCGTGACCCACTCTCCGTTCTCGTTACTTGCGGCCCAATCTCCCAGGCGATAGTTTTCGCTATCGTAGGATTCCGTAAAAATACGGCGACATTCAACAAGTTCATAACCATCCACAACGGCGGCTGTTGTCTGCGGAAACAGCGCAATTAAATTTGTGCTTGGAAAATTTGTATTTGGGTTTTCCGCAAACAAATCTCCTAAGCCGTAAGGGAATTTAACCACAACGCCGTCTTTGATTTTTGCAAACATTTTTATGCTCCGTAATTAACGATTCGTGAAGTATAGTTAGACCCGTCAACCATACATCCACTCAAAGCGCCCAAATTGGGAAAGTAATTTGTTAAACCACCGGTTGAACTAAACCTAAAAACCTCAACATTGTTTATCCCATTAAAGGCAAAACTTGCTACAGTCCAAACTGATTCTGTGGTAGTATGGCCTTGCTGCACCACGGTCGTTATATTGGTGTTGTACCCAAATGTATATTCACTTTGAAGTAAAGATGGACTAATTCCGCCGCTCCACAAAAGCCAATAATTTCTAAGGTAGTCAGAGCCCGATAGGTCATACTTCATGACGAGCATCAATCGAGAACCACTTGCTCCTGCTAAGGCCGCTCCAATATAACCATTACTGTAAGCATTATTATTTTGAACGGATATAAAATTGCCAGTACTGCCAGTACTTGCAACCCGCATATAACTATTATCTAGGGTTGCCAACATTGCGCGATCATAATCTAGCGTTGCCGCCGCAGGTCTTGAAAAATTGTCGCTGGTCTGGTTGCTTGCTATGGTATAAATTGATCCTGTATAGGGTGCATTTATAACAAGCCAACGCGTATACGTTGGACCAGGGTAATCATCATATCCAACATAACCAATAGTACCTGCGTATGTCCACGCACCGGTATTTGTATCTACAGTCCCCATAGGGGCAATTTGAGGTGTAGAATATGAACTTCCTGTTTGGTTTGACGAAGTAAATACGCCGTTAAGCGTTGTCGTCGTTTCTGCTGTAAATGTGCCCGTATCGTTATTATGTATCCATCTGGTTACTACAAGGGCGCCGGGTTCCGTTCGGTTTGCCGATACAACTTTAGCCGGTAACAACGGATTGTTATTGTTACCTATAACCGCAATGTCACACCCTGCGACGCCTGGGGGCGTTAGGTTTAATGCTCCACTATAAGCACCTGTAATAATATTAAAGTAATAGACGGTACCTGTGTTAATATTACCCCACATATAAAGCCAATCACCAACACGCATTAGTTTGGCAGCGGGTGGATAACTGATACCAGAACTACTAAGTTGCACAGTAAAATCTATTGTCCCGGTATCTTTATTCAAAAAACTAATGCGTGTTGGCACGGTTACCGTGTATAACGAAACACTTGGCGCATTAGGAATAATTAAATACCTAGTCCAATCGACAATACGTTTGGCCCCCGCAGTAAAACCAAACCCCTTTGCAGAGGCTACGCCACGAGTTTCGAGCAATGGCATGTCTACCCCTTATGCAAACTTGGTTTGCGAAGCAAACACCGAGTATGTGGCGCTGCCAGTCTTAATCACCGTGTATGAGTAGATATCGACGCTGCTTGCATTCCCAGAGGTCGGGGCAGTGCCGCCTTGCCACCGGGTCGTCACTCCAGAAGTTGTACCATCCACCTGCACCGAGGTGTTGTAGTACGCCGTGCCACCATTGGTTACCAAGAACGCCACCGTCACCGACTGTCCTGTGGACAAGGCCGTGTTGAGGCTGGTGCCACTTGAAGCGCGGATGTTGACCGTGAAGTTGCCGGAGGCATTGCTCGTGTAGAACAGCACCGACTGGGTGGTCACGTCGTAGTTGATCGTACCCGTTGCCGCAGTGGCCGAAACAGTAACAACTTCAGCCGCATCGTTGAGCACCATCGCCAATGCACTGGAAGAGCCGCTGAAGGTTTGCGTAGCGGTAAACGTAGTCGCAGTGGCGGGGGCCACGTAATCAGTGCCTGCGGTAGCCGCCGTAAATGCAGAAGTGCCGCTACCCTTTAGAACACCCGTGAGCGTTGTAGCCCCTGTGCCACCGTTACCAACTGGCAGGGTACCCGTCACGCCTGTGGACAGGCTGACGTTGGTAATCGTATTGCTCGCCCCGCTGATCGTCTTGTTGGTGACGGTGTTTGTGCTGTTGGCCGTCAGGACGTTGGTGGGCGTGATGATGTTGGAAAGAAGCGCCATGATTTACTCCGGCTGAGTGGGCCACTGCACTGTCCAAGGGAACCCGGCTTGGGAGGGCACATCCCGCAGTGCTTGACGGTATGTTGCCCAGGCAGTGCTGATATTGTCGGCAATGTCCTTGCCCTGCGTCCAGTCTGTCTGCCCGAGTTTTTGGTTGCGATCAGCCCGAACAGCAGTGGCCTGCTCTGCATCCTTCATGGCCTTGTACGCGGCTTCCTGTCCTGCGGCGGTGGCTTCGGCTGTGTCCGTGAAGATCGGGCCAAGAACGTACTTGGTATGCCACTTGTCGCCAATCTGCTCTACACCTTGGCGCATCGAGTATTGGTAGACCGTCCCGCCCGTGGCCTGTGGGCCCTCAAAGACAGGATCAGAGTCAAACATCTCGATGGCTTCTGGGCTGAGGGGCCCAACCGACTTGCCGTAGGTAACCGCCACCCACTTGATCCACTCGTGATCAAGAAGCACTTGGCCCGTGGCCCTGATTCTGATTTCCATGATTGCTCCTTATGCGATGGCGAGGAACAAATATGTTCCGCCGTTTGCGTTCAACTCCGCCGGGGCTGCTGCGGTAACCTGGAACCCCACACTGGTGGTGTCAACATAATTGGTGCCTGTGACTTCAGCGGCCGTGGCGTTAATCAGCAAATAGGGATCGTTTCCGCTGCTGATACCACGCGCAGAATCGTAGATATACCAACCACCCGTGCTGTCCGTGCGCTTTATCAGAACGAACCTCGCCCCGCCCGTGAAGCCGCAGTTGATGGTCTGCAATGCACCCGTGCCGGTGTATGTGCCGACCTTGCTTACGCCGGGGCAGGAAGCGAAGAGGTAGGCGACGTAGGTAGCGCCATTGATGGTTCCGGCAGTGCTGTCAAATGCGCCAATTGCATTCGTCAGCGTATAAAGCACCGCTTGCGTCTGACCTGTTGCCGCTGTTGAATTTAGCAACAACGTTTTGTCAACGGAGCCATCGACTGCATAAGCCGTGTACCACGCGCCACTTGAATTTCTCCGCTTTTGAATTACCAACTCAGGCTTTACACCAAGGTTATGGTATACGAATTGCGTGGTTGATCCGTCACCCGTATAGCAAGTTACATCACAAAAACTTGGGGCGCGCTGAAAATAGTATTGAATAAGTGAGCCGCCACTTGAGTTTACAGATTTGCCACCACTATTATCGGCGCCAACTGTTACTCCCGTATTGGTAAATGCTGTAAACCACTCACCACTATAGCCATTACTTTCGGCACTGGTAATGCTTTGCTGCCAAGTGAGCCAATCTATTGGCCCGCGCAACTTATCAACTACCGGCATATATTCACCGGAAGTGCGATATGCAGAAATTCCAATGTCTGGTGCAAATCCGGCTGTTACTGAAGCCGCCGCCCCGGTTCCTGTTCTTGCAACAGGACTAAACACACTCGTCCCCGTCGTCGGAGTTTTCATCGGGCCGCGACGGATGGCGATGTAGATGTAGGTGGCAGAGGCTATCATATTTGCCATATAAAAGCCTGTTGCCGTCGGGAAACCATAGTTCCCACTGGATTGGGCAGTAGATGAATTTGGTCGGAGCAAAGAATCGCTACCACTTGCGTCCCAACCCCGCATATTGTCTAAAAGCAGCCAGTTGCTTGTGTCGTCAGTTCTTTTCCACAAAAGCCACTGCGGTTCATAGCCAAGGTTGACCGTAGCCGTCCCACTACCATCAGTCGTAAACGACCCACACGAAATCACATTGTCCGTACCCGTCAGGCCAAAGCCTCCTGCGTCGTGGGCGAAGAGGTAGGCGACGTAGGTTTCGCCGTTAGCGTTCTCAACCGTGCCAACCGTAAACTGTGTCGAAGTTGGGCTTGTGTTATTCCAAAAACCCGTATTCGTTGATGCTGCGTTGGTCAGGTTCAACTGAACGGCTTGAGTGTTGCCAAGACTTCGGTGATACGTCTGCCAGTTGTTTACGCCGCTTGTGCTCTTTGTGATGATGCAGCCGGGGACGGAGCCAAGACTGTGCGAAATGGTTTTGCTAGTGTTGCCGTCGCCCGTCCACGTCACCACATCAAAGAACTTCGGCTGCTTGCGGAATGTCCATGAGGCAAATGTCACCGCATTGGTATTAATATCTGCGTTTGCGTTTATGCCTAAAGAGTAGCCATTACTATTAAAAGACGATATGTCTCTACCGGCCGGGGACGGGCCTTGTTGGGCAACGGTCGCATCAGAAATCAAATAATAATCACGACCCCGTACTGTGTCGCATAAAAAGTGAT